TTCTTCTAAATTTTCGTTATTTTCCCAGTTACTTCTGTTAGGTAAATGATTACTTACTCTAACAGTTGAGTTACCAGTGTTAAAATAGTAAGAAGACTTGTTAACTAAAATATTATTGTTAGATAATATTGATGCTAATTTTTTCATATTGTTGTTGTTTCTTTGACAAATGTACACACTTCGTACACAACTACCAAATTTATTTTCACATTATTTCGTAAAGTGTTGATTATCAAATAGAAAAAATTAAAAACCGAAGATACAAAGTAGCTAATTTTGCAGAGCTTCGGGGTTCGATTATAGGTTATGTATTCCCTTGTATCGAAAAAAGACCTAAACTGGTGCGCTGCGACCGTGTAACCACAATCCAAGGAAGCGACATAGGTACTGTTATGGCAAAGATATAAAAAATTGGTTAACTTTGCATTATGCATAAAGTAAACATAAAACCGTTATCAATTAACGAAGCTTATAAAGGTTACAGAATAAGAACCAATAAATATAATAGTTACATTAAAACCGTTATGTTATTACTACCACATATTGACATGATACCAGAAAGCGATATTAAGTTAAATATTGAATTTGGTTTTTCTCATGCTGGTAGTGATATTGATAATGGATTAAAACCGTTTATTGACATTTTACAAAAGAAATATGAGTTTAATGATAAAAATATTATTGAACTATTTGTTAGGAAAAACAAAGTAAACAAAGGGTCTGAATATATTTTATTTAATTTTTATTAAAATAAATTTGTTAATTGAATAATTAATAGTATATTTGCAGAAGTTAAATACTCTCACGTTATGAAAACATTTAAAATAAACCTCATTTATTACAATGCCTGTGAGAGGGCTAGTAATATTTGGGGTTATTTTTTTATATGAAATCTTTATCAGATGCTCTTCACGAGTTTAAAAAAACAAGTCCTATTTTAAAACCTAGACTTTGTTTAAATCAAAATACTGGAATGTATTTAGTTACTTTAGCTTTCAGTAAGCAATATTGCGAATCACAAAATTTAAAAGTTATTTTATGAAATATATTGACAAGCTTAAGAATCCAAAATGGCAAAAGAAACGTTTAGAAATTTTACAACGTGATGAATTTACTTGTCGTATGTGTGGTAGCGAAGATAAAACTTTACACATTCACCATTTAGAATATAATAATTGTGAACCGTGGGAATATGAAAATAGATGTTTAATTACTTTATGTGAAAATTGTCATGAAAGCGAAGAGTTTTTAAAACCATTTACTTCAGCTAGTATTGAATACTTAACTAATTTAGGATTTTTAAGAAAGGATATTGCAAATATTGTAAGTCATATTTCTAATAAATTAGACACAATGAATGATATAGAATCATTTGAATATTTTAAAAAATTAACTAAAACTATTATTGATGGCAAAGGATAAAAAGGGATTTGTTTTGTATGCAGACCAAAAATTAATATTTGATGATTTAACAAATGATGAAGCTGGAATATTAATAAAACATATTTTTAGCTATGTTAATGATGAAAATCCTATATTAGAAAATAGATTAATTGATATGGCATTTAAACCAATTAAGCTACAATTAAAAAGGGATTTAGTTAAGTATGAAGGAGTTAAAGAAAGAAATTCGGCAAACGCTCGTAAGAGGTGGGATGCGGTCGCAACAAGTGGCATACAAAATATACCAAATGATACCAAAAATGCCGATAAAGATAAAGTAATAGATAAAGATAAAGTAATAGATAAAGATATAAATATACATTTTGAGTCTTTTTGGAATCTTTACAATAAAAAAGTTGGAGATAAAAAGAAAGTAGAAAAAAAGTGGAATAAGTTAAAAGATGATGAACGTCAAAAAATAATCGATACTTTACCTAACTTTTTAAATTCAATAAAAGATAAACAGTTTCAACCTCATCCAGAAACATATTTAAACAATAGTAGATGGAATGATGAAATAAGTGTAGATACTTCAAGTAATAAAAAACATTACTATCTTAGTAGCCCTTTTGGAACTTGGGATGGTTTATTAACCGAAGATGAATTTAAAGCAAAAACATTAACTGGTTACTGGACTTTAATAAAAACTATATGATAAGCGAAATTTCAATAAACAAGGTAAAAGATGCGGCTAACATTGTTGATGTGATTGGTAGCTATTTAGAACTTAAAAAGAACGGTGCTAACTATGTTTGTTTAAGTCCTTTTAGTAACGAAAAAAGCCCTTCATTTACTGTTAGTTCTTCTAAAAATATATTTAAGTGCTTTAGTACTGGTAAAGGTGGGGACTGTTTAACTTTCTTAATGGAGTATAAAAAAATTAATTATATTGATGCTATTAAACTTTTAGCTGAAAAATATACTATTGAGTTAATAGAAGAAAAAAACGCCTTAAAACCGATTTATATACGTCCTATATGGAAAAATAACACTATGTTATCTGACAAGTTAATTAAGTGGTTTGAAAATGAGCGTAAAATATCTCAAACTACTTTAAATGATTTGATGATTAGTGAGGGCGTAGAATGGATGCCATTAAAAGATAATGCAAAAGGATATAATGTTAATACAATTCAGTTTAACTACTTCATTGATGCGATATTAATCAATACTAAATATAGGGATGCTAACAAAAACTTTAAATTAGTTTCTGGTGCTGAATTGGTTATGTACAATTTAAACTCAATTAAAAATGTTAACCAATGTTTTATAGTTGAAGGAGAAATAGATGCTTTAACTTTACACGAATGCGGATTTAAAAACGTTATATCTGTACCAAACGGTGCTACTAAAGGCAAAAACAATTTAACTTACTTTGATAATTCAATCAAGTATTTAGAACATATTACTGAATTTATCCTATGCTTAGATAATGACGAGAATGGTAATAAGTTAAAGGATGAGATTGCAAGACGTTTAGGATATGAAAACTGTAAATTTGTTACTTTCAAAGATTCTAAAGATGCTAATGACTGTCTAAAGAAATACGGTAAAAGTGCTATAATTGAATCAATAAATGAAGCTAAAGAGTTTCCTATTATTGGAGTTTTTAACTCATACGATATTGAAAATGATATTTTAGATTATTACAATAACGGATTACCAGAAGGTACTGGAATTAATATGCAAGAAATTGATACTAATATTAGATTTCATCAAGGTTACTTAACAATGATTACTGGAATACCCGGGCATGGTAAAAGTGAGTTTTTAGATTTTATTTTATGCCGTTTGAATATATCAGATGATAATTGGAAAACTGCATACTTTAGTCCAGAAAACCACCCGTTACAATTACACTTTAGTAAACTTGCTGAAAAGTTAGTAGGTAAATCATTTGACAAAAAAAGCCATAACCGATTAAGTCCTATTGATTTAAGAGCCGCTATTGATTATTGCAGCAATAACTTTTACTTTATTAATCCTGAAGATGATTTTACTGTTACATCAATTTTAAAGAGTGTAAAAGAATTAATTAAGCGTAAAGGTATAAAGGCTTTTGTTATTGACGCTTGGAATAAATTAGACCATAAACGAGGTAATAAAGATAAGAATGATTATATATCAGAAACTTTAGATATTATTGTTAAATTTTGTGAGCGTAATGGAGTACATTGCTTTTTAGTTGCTCATCCTACAAAGATGGGTAAAGATAAAGATGGCAAGCCAGAAGTTCCAAGTTTATATAATATTTCAGATTCAGCACATTTTTTCAATAAGACCGCTAATGGTATTTGTATTTACCGTAACTTTGAAACTGGATGCGTTGAGGTTCATATCCAAAAAGTTAAGTTTAAACATTGGGGACAAACAGCTACGGTACATTTAGCATGGAATAGAGATAATGGGCGTTACTACAAAGGAACTCCAAACAGTGATAATTGGCTTACTTATGAAACTCCTAAACAACTAGAGCCAAACACAGACTTTTTAAACGACATAACAATTAACAATATAGAAAACCCATTCTAACAATTAACGAAAAATTAAACAATTTTAAAAAATAGATAAAGATGAAAACTGAAACAACAACAATAGATATTGATTGTAAACATAAAAACGGATGGTTTACCCGTATTTACATTAAAATATTATGGTTTAGGATTAGTAAACTATATTTCTTTTGTGAAGATTGTAAACAAGCTATTGATAAAAATGATTTAATTTAAACCGTTTTAGATTTATGTTACTTAACACTTTATACTTATTGGCTCGTGTTGTATTGATACCACTAAAACTATTGCTTATAATTGAATTATTAACTTATTTACTTGAAAGATGAGATTACCTAGAAAACTTAAAAAGAAACAAAAAATTAAATTAACTTTTGAAAAAAAGATTAGTGCTTCACAAATGAAGTATATTAGAAAGCAATTAAAGAAAATATTTCCTGAACAGTTTATTTAGAGTTTATAGATTTTTTGTTATATTATTAA